CAATTCAAAATAAATTTAAACGAGAACTTTACAAAGTCGGCGATTATGTTTATTTTGATTGGTTAGGACAAAAAGAATATGGGCATGTTATACGAATTTATCAGAGCGGTGGGACGACTACGTACATGGTTCAAGGAAAAGAGTATCATTATCCGTGCGGCGTTCAAATCAAAACATATCGATCTGGTACCGCAGGACACATCTTCTACGAACAGACACAAGAATTCGGACAAGATGAAATTCGAAGAAGATTTGAGTCTAGAACAGTATCTCAAGACAGCACAAGGACAAAAAGAACTCAGTCAAGCAAAGATAAAGTTCGGGGAGGAAATGTTAAGGCAACTAACAATGAGGTATCACAACCTAAAAGAGCCACCAAGCACCGCACAAAAAATGATGATAAGTCTAGCAATACAGCAAACAGTAAGGGAACTACAACTAGAAGAAGAAAAAGCTATTCCAAACTAGACGAGGCAGTACAAAAACAAAAAGATTTTCTTAGGAAGTTTACATAATTTTTCTTATATTATAAAAAAGAAACATTATGGTTAGATATGGGTATTGTTGCATCAACATGGAGTTGGGCAAGCAAAAAATTCGTACGGGTCGTACGATGATTCAGCGAAAATTTGAAGAAGGTGGTTTGCAACTTGCTTCTGATATATCTTTAGAAAATGCAATGGATTTGCTTCCTATACTTCAGTGGAATGAAGAGAGAGGCATTCGATTGTTTCGAATTGGCTCTGAGATATTTCCTCGTTGGAATCATTACAAACTAGAAGATTTACCTGAAATTGATCTTATTGCAGACATACTTCGTGAAGCGGGCGATTATGCTCGTGAACATGGACATCGACTTACTACACATCCAGGTCCGTTCAACATCTTAGGTTCTCCAGATCCGGTTGTAGTAGACAATACAATTGTTAGTCTCGAACGACATTCAGAGATGTTTGATTTGTTAGGTTATGATGATGCTACTCCTGATAACCTTATCAATATTCATATAGGTGCTACTTATGGCGATAAGCCTAATACGATTGCCAGATGGCTTCGTAATTTTGATCGCTTGTCAGATCGCCTTAAAGCTCGCTTAGTTGTAGAGAATGATGACAAGGCTTCAATGTATTCTGTACGAGATCTTTATGAAATGGTACATAAGCAGACAGGCACTCCGGTTACTTTTGATTATTGGCATCACAAATTCAATACCGGTGATTTGTCTGAAGAAGAAGCTTTCTATATGGCTCGAGAAACATATGAGGTTCATGGCGTTACACAATGTACCCATTATTCTGAATCTCGTCGCAAAGAATACCAAAAGAAGTTAGAATTGGTTTGTGAACAACACGATATTCCATTTGACAAATTAGAAGAATGGCCGACATTTGAAAAGTTATACAAAGAATTCAGCAAGATTAAAGAACAGGCACATAGTGATTATATCTTAGAATTACCTAATACTTATGATGTTGATGATTTAGACATCGAGGTTGAAGCTAAAGCAAAAGAACAGTCATTGTTGCAAATTGGGTTGTACGAAACACCACAGATTTTACAAGATTAATATTTATAATAAATAAAAAAGGAAGTTATGGCAAGTTATCGTTTCAAAGCAAAAATCACAGATGATTTAGAAGATGCAATGGATATTGTTAAAAATGTAGCAAAATCAATTAACAATGGACATGCAGATCCTAAAGCAGCGGTTATGAATTTACAAAAAGCGTTTAATAAATTAGAATCAGCTAAGTATTATTTAGATCGTGAGTAATGAAAAAAATATTTCCATACGTTGTATATGCTGCTGCGTTTGCACTTGCAGGTAGTGCAGCATATTACAGTGTCTTTGGATTAAGTAAATTATTTTCTGCTCAAGCTCTTGCCGTAACGATTATGGCGGGGACATTAGAAGTGTCTAAATTAATTAGTGCTTCATATTTGCATCGTTACTGGAAACAAATTGGGTTGTTATTAAAAACATATCTAATTAGTGCAGTAATGATATTAATGTTAATTACTTCTATTGGTATATATGGCTTTTTAGTATCTGCATATCAGACTACGGCAGATCAACTTACGGTTTTAGATAAACAAGTTAATGTAGTTGAATTAAAACGAGAACGTTTTCAACAACAATTAGATGAATATTCTGCAGAAAAGATTCAGTTAAATCAATCTATTTCAGAATTGTCTAAAGGTCTTTCTAATAACGTAATACAATATACCGACAAAGATGGTAATTTAATTACTACAACATCTTCGGCTACAAGAAAGGTATTAGAAGCACAGTTAAATGATGCTAAAAATCAACGTGATGCAGTATCAATAAAACTAGAAGCATTAACCGATTCAGTTACGAAATTAGATTTAAATGTTTTAGATTTAGAATCAAATAATGATGTTGCTGCCGAATTAGGCCCGTTGCGATATGTAGCTGAATTAACTAATCAACCAATGAATCGTGTTGTTAATTGGTTTATTCTTATTTTTATTTTTGTATTCGACCCGTTAGCAGTAACCTTACTAATTGCAGCACAAATTGCTAATAAAAAAACAGATATGACTGAACAAGACGTAAAAACAATCATGGATACCAATGACAATCCACCAGAACCAAATGATAATTTGAAACAAGCAGCAGAAAAACAAAAGCAACGTGACGCTATCGTTGAAATGATGCGTGCAGATGAAGAAGATGGATTGTATGATGATTGGGATTCAACTCTTAATGATGGGCTCGATGATTTAAAAGACGAAGAATTAACTACAGATGATAAAGAGTTTTTAGAAAATTTAGCTAAAAAAGAATCGACAGAAAAAGATAAAACACAGAAAAAAACTACAACAAAACAAAAATTTCCACGAATAGTTTCTTAAGTTATGGCAGATAAAAAAGTAAAAAAAGACGGATTCATTACGATAAAATGCCGTTTGTGTTCCAAAAAAGTAGAACGTGTTGATGCAAATGCAAAATCAGTAATATGTTGGGAGTGTACTCATTTGCGTGCAGAAGGATATACAGAATCTGATATACTAAATTTAACAAATGAAGAAAGAAACAAAATATTTGTAAGATAACGTTTTTTTCATTATATTATAATAAAATAAGTTACATATGAATTTAACAGCAGAACAAATAAAATCGAATTGGGAACTATATCGTTCTAAAGTAAATGAATTGTTTCCAACACGTAAAAATCAACTTAATAAAATGTATGATGAGTTTGAAAACAGAATGGCGTTGATGCCAGCTTCTTCTGTTGCTCATTATCACAATGCGTTTGCTGGTGGTTATATTGCACACGTATTAAATGTAATGCGTTGTGCAGAGTTACAATATAATATGTGGAAATCTGCAGGTGCTGATATGTCTGGCTATACCTTTGAAGAGTTAATGTTTGCTGCAATACATCATGATTTAGGTAAAGCTGGATTTCCTGGTGATGGCAATGAAGTATACCAAGTTGAAACATCTGATTGGCATCGAAAGAATATGGGAAGGATGTATAAGCATAACGAAAATATTCCTTTCACGATGGTTCCTGATTTATCAATCTTTTTGCTTCATCAATACGGTGTTGATATGTCTTGGAATGAATATCAAGCTATCAAAATTCACGATGGTATGTATGATGATGGTAACAAACCATACTTCGTTGCAAGGACAGCTAAAGCAAAATTAAAAACAAATTTACCGTTAATTCTTCATCATGCAGATCATATGGCAGCTCAAATTGAATATGAAACATGGAGAAATTCACAAAACGAAACACCTAAAGTGTCAGCCCCAAAAGCTAAAGCAACTAAAACAACAGCTGTAAAGAATTTAGCTGAAAATAATCCTGAGTCAGGAAAGGGTATTGCTGATATCTTTAGTTCATTTGGAGAATAATATGACAATTGTATTTTCAATTATAATGACAATATTTGGCTTTGCTGCTGGATATTTTGGGTATCGTGCTTACATCCTAGCAGGAGTAGTTGCTGATGATAGAGAATATTTAGAACAATTAGAATTTACATACGCAATGTTGTTGGATAGAGTGCGCCAATCATATGACGAAATGCAACGCATAGATTCTAAGGGAGCATTTGAATCAGACGACG